CTATTCCAGGCCTCAGTAAACCAATTTCGTACAGCAGCCGTAGTTTCCCTGAAAAACGCAGTAATACGATCCCAGTTAAAGTACAGCAGCATAACGACAGCGATAATAGCCATGATAGCCAAAATAAACGGATTCGCTGCCATAATAGCATTTAGAATACCTATTGTAATCTGTACTGCCTCTATTGCCGCCTTAATTCGTAAAATAGCTCCAGCTATTAAAACCGTACCGGCAATAACCGCCGGAACAGACAGTAGTATCTGAGATAAAACCGGATGAGCCATTAAAAACGACACTATTTCAAAAACAGTATTTTTCCACCAGATAAAAGCATTTACAAGCGCTGTAACAAGAGATATACATTTATCTAAATCGGCCAGCGCTTCGGAGCCAAATAGTTTATTTACCTCCTCACGTAAAGCCGTTATAGGTTCTTTCCCGGAATTAATAGCCTCCTGTAATCCGGTAGCAAATTCCTCCACCTTATCTAAACTTTTAGAAAAATAATCCATTCCGGCGCCGATATTCAACGCTTTAGCCAGGGATCCACCGAAAGCAGTACTGATATTCTGTACCGTATCCTTGATGTTATTAAACTTAGATACCAGAGTATTTCCGACAGCGTCGGCGGCTCCTTTGGTTTTAGCCTGGATCGCTTTCATTGTCTGATCGGCGGTAACCTGGTGTTTTTTAATCATTTCGTCCAGTTCTTCCTGGGTAACGTGTAGATAGTCTTTTAAATAATTAAAAACACCCGGCAGCGAGTTACTAATCGCTTTTAAGTCGCCACGCTCGGCATACCCACGTCCGAACATCTGGATCAGCTGAGTATTAACCAGCCCGATCTGCTCCTCAGTCATGGATCCGGCGGCTGCCATATCAGTTAAAATTTTAATGTTTTCTTTAGCTACGTCCAAACTGGCTCCGGAAGCCGCCCAGCTCTTAGCGATATCCAGGGCTCCCTTACGAGACAAATCTGTTGTTTTGCCGATAACGGCAGCAAATTTATCTAAATCCTGAGCTTGTTTCTCGCCCAGCAAAAAGGATAAACCGGCCATTGTTTTCTCGTGCTCGGCATATTGTTTAACCACGCCGGCCCCGACGGCAGCGACGCCACTGGTTACAGCGGTAATAGCTGAAAATAAATATTTCGCAGCTCCGGCGGCACGAGAAAAGGAACTTGTCATAGCGCTGGACATTCCAACGGCTCCGTTTTGCGTTCGTTGCATAGCCCGAGCAGAGCTATTGACGTTGTTTCTAACCTTACGTAAAGGGGCGCTGAACTTATCAACCAGAGACAGTAAGACATTAATATTTTTAGACGCCATTAGAGCCTCCTGTCTTTATTTCTTTCATAGCTTTTTCCTGGGCTTCTACATTTAACTCCATAGAGGCCCTTAAAAAAACCTTTTCTAAAAAGCTCAGACTTACGAGCTCACGTATGCTATATCCCTTTTCAAGATAATAGCTGAACATATTCAGCTCTCCGTCTGAGCGGATGAGTTTTTTACATCATTCATGATTTCAGTAAAACCGTACATTGCCAAAATGGTTTCAGCCAGTTTTACGATTCCCCCGATATTATCGTCCAAAACAGCAACAACCACGTCGTAAGGTTCCGAGCAGTGATAGGCCTCCTGTAATTTCTTGTCATGGAACAAAGGAACACAAAGATAAATCAGCTGCTTATAGATATCAAGCGTTTTGGAGAAACTGATATCGTCTTTCTCCAATTCATCCAAAATATCGGAAACCTTAGATATCGGCTGTTTTACTGCTGTAATTGACATTCCAATCGCTGGGACGTCAATTTCTTTAATACCGTAACTATCACGTTCTTTCTGCAGTTTTCTTTCCAGCAGAGCCTCGAGCGTAGCTTTTTTTAACTTTTCTTTATTCATAATTGAATCCTCCTAAATAAAAAATCCCTGCCAAAAAATTGATAAATATCAATAAAAAATAAGCAGGGATTTGAGAATGGCTATTAATTTTTTATAAAATCTTATCCAGATAACGGAAACCGCCAGCCTTAAACGGAACAGATTCCTCGGAAACGGTGGCGTTCTCGAACTGCATGAGCGTAGCTTCGTCGAAAGTTACGTCGTAAATTTCCACACGTTCGGAACCGTTGGCGTCCGGATCTGCCAGGCGACCGACCAGTTTAATCGGCGGCATAGAGCCGGTAACCATTCCGTTAAGGATGAGATTAACGAGGTACGTATCCGTTTTGTGTACGACGATAGTACCGGCCAGCGAATATCCGAGATAACGCTGCTGTTCGCATAATTCGCCGTTAATCTCTACGGCTTCGTATTTCAAGGTAGCTTTGGCCTCAAAGCTCTTAACATTAGCCAGGCGTTTCCCCTGGGCCCAGAGGCGACCAAACGTACCACGCAAAATTTTATTTACAACTTCTGCCATGATTTAGCCTCCTCCCTTACTGCATTGTAATTCTGAAATGGAGATCCTCGATAGCGTCCAGGATCTTAATATCGCCGGCCAGGAACACAAACGATTTAAAGGACATTTCTTTAACTTTTTCTTCGTCCCAGTCCTTAGCCTCGGTTTTGCCAATACCCAGCCAGGCCTCTCTCTGCGCTTCAACGTCAACATAAGCCATGTTATCATAATCCGGATCCAGGATTTCCTCCCGGGCCAGCTGCCGGAAATAACTGTTAACGGCACTGATAAACAGACACTGGTTATCGTAAGAATTTTTGTATTTACCTACGTAATATTCCTTAAAGGTTTCGTAAATATCCTCCAGGATAATATTCATAGCCTCTACAATAATAATCTTACGCATATCCTCGGTATCGGTGGCTGTGAACGTAGTAAGCGTATTAACGCCACGACCGATTTTGATAGTGTCCTCGTCTTTAAAGAAAACGATAAAGCCCTCGTTAATCCAGTAATCGATATCGTGCTCAGTCGTAACAAAGCTCATATCGACCTCGTCGATATCCTCAAATTCATAATACGTACAGCTGCGATTCATAGGCAGATTACACAGCACAGCAATTACACGGGGGAGATACATTTCCATATCTACCTGGGTATTGGTATCAATATCATGAACCCACTCGTTTTTAATGTTGATAACATATTTGCTGTCTGCAGTCGTAGCCCCGGCCACCAGGCCGATATATTTTTTACCGGCACTCTTAGCATTTTTGTTAATGATGTAATTAACGACAGCCTGCTGCCAGTCGGAAACCACGGTACAAATGTAATTAAACTTAACGCCCTCCAGGGCTGTAGCCGCCGTAGAAAAATCCTCCGTAGCCGCCGGCACGATCAGGACATACACCTTATTAACCGGAACCATGAAAGCCCGTTTCAGAGCTTTCAGCAAATCTACGGAATAATCGCCGCTATCCATATCGCTTTCATACTTATATCTCCGTAAAACCGGAGTTTCGACCGAACCCTTAACGACGATACAGGCCGTACCACGTTCGGAACGCTGGATAGCGCTAACGGCTTTCTGGATAAATGTAATATCAATTACAGGTAATCCAATATTAGACACGTTATTACCTCCTTTAAACTAAAAATTATACTGCCTCGTCCTCATATTCCATATAAATAGCGCCGTTTTCATAACTAAACTCGACGTTTGAATGATCATAACGATTAGCTAATCTGGCATACAGATTTTCAAAACCGTCAATAATCAGTTCCGGAGGAATATCCTCTGCTTTTTCAACAGTCTGATAAACCAAATCGTCCTCGACAACCAGAGCAAACGGGAGAACATACTGATTAAAATCGTCGTTCTTCCACAAATGAAAATCAAGATTTTCCATGTAATAACCCGGATCCGATTCATCCGGCAACTGCTGAACGAGAACGCTCGTTAACGTACAAAGGAGCGTTTTGTCAGCTTTATTAATGGTTATCGAGAGATTTTTTCCGGGAGTCTCATCAAAAGTAACATGAGCTACTATCTGATTGTTTTCGTCTGTTAACGGCAGCGGAACAGACAACAAGGCAAGTAATTTATTTTTTACATCTATCAAATCTAAGAAACCCTGATACCGATCCTCAGCAAAAAAGTAAATCTGTAAATCCGATTCCTCTTTTACATACTCAGTAGTCTGGCTGCTGCCTCGGATCTCATCAATATCAATGAAATAACTAGGCCGGGAAAAACCCTCGTCCAAATCTCTGTCGTTTACCGGATAAGCAGGAAAATGAGACTCGATTAACAGCGTCAAAGATTTGATTATATCTATTACAGATAAGATTTTTTGAGCCATTAATAAAACCCCTTTTTTAATAAGTCGTCCACAAATTTTTCACAAAGACTATCAAACTCGCCCGGAAAACGGTTTGCAACTTTACCGACTATGTGTTTACCGGTAACAAAATCTTTTTTCGGAGTCTGCTTTTTGGTTCTCCAGTCTATCATTTTGTGACCAAACTCGATTAAATGGGCGTGAGGAGCCTTATTATATACCCGAACCTGAAACTCACTCCCAGACCAGATATACGGGCGACCTCGTCCGATTCCTTTTAACAGGTTACCGGTTTTCTTTTTAACAGTCTGCCGGTATTCTGCCCTGACTCGTGAGCGGAAAGCGTTACCGGTTCTACCCATAAACTTTTTAGTTTCGTTCGGATACGTCCTGGTAACGTGTTCCAACACGTTTTTATCAAAATCCGTCAGTTCATGAAAATCAAACTCGATCATAATTTCACCTCACAGAAAAGCTCGAGGCGCTCATGGTTCAAATTTGGATCCAAAATGTAAAGGATATCATACCTTACGCCCTGATACATAATCCACATATCCGGAGTAATATCGGTACGGTATCTAATTTTGACTTTGTGAGTAGTACGACTTAACGTAGTTTCAGCGGCCCGGCCAGATAACAGGCTGCCGGTTTGTGGAATGATAGCAGCGTAAAGCGTTTGATACAGGACAGGCTCGATCGGATACTGACCGAGCCTGTTTTTTTCGGCGCTTTTTACGTTATGCCATACCTCCACACGTTTTGTTAATTCTGTCGAAAGCTGGTTTGTACGCCGTAACATCCTGCCACCTCCTACAGTAAATTGGAACTATGGGAGCCAAGTATCTGCAGTACTGTAGGATTAATCTGAACACCGGTAACCGTAAACTGACGCAAATCGTACATATCCGCACATAAAGCCAAAACTGCCAGGGGGATATCGTCATAATCGTTTAACTGGTTCGGTTCCAAACCCGTATAACTGATACAGTACTGCACCGCTGCTCCTAAGATAGCCGTCAGTAATACGTTATCGTCGTCACCGTCTACCCTTAAATAATTCTTAACGATATCAATGGTTAATTCGCTGACTCTCATAAAGGTATCACCCCTCAGCTTTTGCTTTTTTACGGGAAGTCGTCTTTTTTACCGGTTTCGGCGGCTCTGCCAGTGGAGCGATATATTTAGCCCTCAGCAAATCCCGAGCGATAGCCTCGTCGGTTATATCGATTTGCTGGCCGGCTGTACCGTTCACCTGGCCGCCGAAACTAATTAATACTTTATATTTCATAATTAGGTAGGATCAGAAGCGGCCATAGTCAGATAAGCCATTTTCTGATCTTCCAGGACTTTAGAGTCAGCTTCAAACCATGCTACGGCGCCTACGGCGTGTTCATCAGCGTATTTTTCCAGGAGCAGCTGCAGTTCAACACCGGGACGGATATTTACGCCCAGACCGGAAAAGTCGCCGAACACAACAGTCTTTTTAGAGGCTGCAATGTTTTCCATAGCGTCGGACTCATAAACCGGGCAGCCCAACAGCCGATAATTAAAGCCGTCACGGATATCAGGATTCAGCAGATAACGCTGATCACCGTCTTTCAGTTTACGGATCGCTTCCAGAGTCTGAGTGCTCATGATCCAGACGCCTTTACCACGGTAGCGCTGGTTAACTTTCATCTGTAACTTAATCAGATCGTCGGCGCTGATAGCAGTAGCAGCGGCAGCGGTAACACTGATACCGGAGGTAGTCAGTACGCCAGTCATGTGACCGGTAGCCCCGGTGCCTTTTAAGAGTTCTGCTTCCATGAATATTGCGATCGCTTCAGCCAGCTTACCGATTACGTAGGAAACGATATCAAATTCAGCATTGTTAATCAGGGATTTGGAAATTTTAGCCAGAGCGCCGGCCAGGTTTCCGGATAAGGTTACGGAGGTAAACTTACCAACTTTGGAAGTAAGAGCCGTAAATTCGGCAGCGTACGCCACAGTAACAGCGCTGCTAACCTCTGTGTATTTCGGAAACACCAGGCTGCCCTTAACACTATACTGATCAGACAGCTGGAAAATGGGAGAAATGTTTTTAACGGTTTCGATAATTTTCCTTGCGATAGAGGTAGGAATAACAGCGCCGTTATCGCCCATAGTCATATTAGCAGTAGCCACGTCCCGAGATTCTGCCGGCAGAGAACCGGTACGGAGGAACGTTTCAAAAGCTCTCATTTCTGCCTGTTCGGTTTCTTTTGCAGTCGGAGAAGCAGCAGCCGGAGCACCGGGAGCAGTAC